GAGAGCACTAGCAAACACAGGTACTGCCGGCACTTATGGCAATACAACTTATGTTCCTGTAATTACTACTGATGCATATGGAAGAGTTAGTACAGTTACAAATACTGCAATTCAATCCGGAACAACATCCGTATCTGGTATAGTGCAGTTAACAGATTCAATTAGTTCAACAAGCACAACTACAGCCGCAACTCCAAACTCAGTTAAAACTGCTTATGATTATGCACAAGGTGCTTTCACAAAAGCAAATCAAACTGCACAATTAGCATTTACAACAGTTTCAGCAAATGGAACAAATTTAGTTGCTGATGCAAATAATGATACTTTAACAATTACTGCCGCTAGTGCAAATGGCATTTTTATTAATTCTGATGCTGGAACTGATGCTTTAGATATTGGCCTTAGAAATTCTGGCGTCACATCAGGAACTTATGGTAACACTACAACGGCTGTTACAATTACAGTAGATGCATTTGGTAGAATAACTTCAGTTTCAAATGCCGCAATTTCTGCTGGTGCTGGTGCATCAATTGGTGATGTATTAGCTCTTGCAATTGCACTAGGATAGAACATGGCACAACCAACTACAAGACAACAATTTATTGATTACTGCCTAAGAAAACTTGGTCACCCAGTTATTCAAATCAATGTGGATGATGATCAAGTAAATGACCGTATCGATGATGCATTGGCATTTTGGTCAGACTATCACTATGATGGCACTGAAAAGATTTTTATGAAGCATCAAATCACCCAAACTGATATTGATAGAAGATGGATTTATTGCCCTGATGCAGTCACCTTTGTAACTGGCATTATTCCATTTGATCAATCTGGTTCTTCAGTCAACATGTTTGACTTGAGGTATCAATTAAGATTGCATGATTTGTATGACTTCACATCCGTGTCTTATGTGTCATATGAAATCACAATGCAACATATTCGCACATTGAACTTATTGTTCTCTGGCACGCCACAGTTTAGATTTAACAGACATCAAAACAGACTATTCTTAGATATTGATTGGTCAAGAGATTTACAAGTTGGTGAGTATGCTGTTATTGAGTGTTACAGAAAAATGCAACCTGATACAATTTCAATAACTGGTACTGTAACAGGCAATACTTCTGCAAACACTTTAACTGGAACAGGCACAATATTTGACCAAGAGCTTTTAGAGAATGATATTATTCTATTATCTTCTGGTGCAGAATACCAAGTGCAAAGAATTAAATCACCAACTGAAATGACAGTTAGTGCAAACAATCTTGTTGCAAATGTAACTTCAGTTTCAATGACAAAGACTGGCATTTCAGATATTTGGAGTGATAGGTTCTTAAAGGCTTATGCTACTGCAAAGATTAAACAGCAGTGGGGTAACAATATGAAAAAGTTTGGTGGTATACAATTACCTGGCGGTGTTACTCTGAATGGTAAAGAAGTATATGATGAGGCAACCGAAGAACTTGCTAAGATGGAAGAAGATATGTATCAAATGGGTAGCCTGCCAAGCGAAATATTTACAGGTTAAACAGTGCCAGTAAATCTATATTTTAATAATTTTCCCAATGATCAAGTCACTAGTGAGCAACTATTAGTAGAGGATTTGGTAATAGAAGCTATGCAAATGCATGGCATGGATGTGTATTACATGCCAAGGAGCTCTGGTGACTCTGTTGATATGTTATATGGTGAAGACACCTTAAAACGATATACTGTTGCACATTCAATTGAGATGTACCTTGAAAATGTCACTGGTATGGATGGTGAAGGTGATTTCATGTCTAAGTTTGGACTTGAAATTAGAGATGAGCTTAGTCTATTAGTTTCTCGTAAAAGATTTAAATATACAACTGGTGCATCAAATTTAATTAGGCCAAGAGAAGGTGATTTAGTTTATATACCTCTAATTCAAAACTTTTTTGAAATTACTTTTGTAGAAGAAGAAAACAATCAAGCAATGTTTTACACATTAGGCCGAGGTCGTGGTGGTAATGTTTATGTGTATGCATTGAAGATGAAACAATTTGTATTCTCTGAAGAATATATTGTTACTGGAATTGATGAGATTGATGGTCAAATCAGAGATTCATACAAGAGAGAAAGAATTACAATGGCATCTGGTGGCACAGGAATATTTGAGCAAGATGAAATTGTTTATCAAGGTGGTAGCCTTGCAACTGCAAACGCAAAGGCAACTGTACATTCTTGGGGTATCACAACAAGAAACTTAGATATTATAAGAGTGATGGGCACCTTTGCAAATAATACAATGTCAATTGGTGCAACATCAAACGCAAGATTTATATCCGCAACTGTGCCTAATGACACAGTATTTGATACCGATGTATTTGAAGACATTACAGACAATACATTAATCGAAACAGAAGCAGATGCAATCATTGATTTTTCCGAGCAAAATCCATTTGGTGAAGCATAATGCTAGGTAATGACCATTTTTATAATCGCACCATTCGCAAAGTAGTTGTTGCGTTTGGCACAATGTTCAATGATATTCATCTTGTTAGATATAACAAGGCAGGCACAACTTCATATGAAAAATTTAAGGTGCCTCTTAACTATGGCGCAAAAGAAAAATACATCACCAGAATAAATGCTGATCCAACATTAACAAAATCTATTGCAACAACTGTTCCTAGAATGTCATTTGATATGACCGGAATGTCGTATGATACTGCCAGAAAATTACCATCTACAGTAAGAAATTTTGCAGCTAATAATGCAACAACAGTTAAGACGCAGTTTGTTCCTGTGCCATATGATTTCACATTTTCATTGTCAATCTATGTTAGAAATACAGAAGATGGCACACAAATATTAGAACAAATTTTGCCATTTTTTACACCAGACTTCAATGTAACAATTAATTTTATCCCATCTATGGGTAAAAAATATGATATGCCTGTAATTCTTAATTCTGTGAATACAACTACAGATTATGAAGGCGACATGACAAGCACACGATTGATAACTTGGGATTTAGAATTTACTGCAAAGGCATATATTTGGCCTCCAGTAATAGATGCTGAAGTTATTACACAAGCAAACTCAAGTATTTACGTTGAAACAAGAACAAAAGATGCACAGAAAGTTTATGTAAACTATGCAAATGGAGTTGGTTACTTTGCATCAAACGAAATTGTGAGAGTGTCAGACAAGAACATTTTTGGTGAAGTTTTATATTTCAGTAATAATGCTGTGGGTGCTGCAAATGTAGCAACTCTTATTGTTGGATACTTAAATGATTATCTAAGTGCAAACGATGTTATTGTTGGAGACAAGAGTAATGCAACTTACACAATTACATCCATAGATACTAATCCATTAAAATCTTTATTAATTATTACCAAACCAAATCCAATTAATGCTGAGCCTGATGATGAGTTTGGGTTTTCAGAAACAGTGACAAATTTTCCTAATATAATATGAATAAATTGAATCAAAAATTATCTGAAGTTTTGGATGTAGAACCTATAGAGTTTGAAATTTTACCTGCGGTTGTAAAAACTCCAGTGGAAGATGACTCTGAGTTTGCACGACAAAACATTAGAGATTTAATAGAAAAAGGCAATACTGCAATTGATAGCCTTTTGCATGTTGCCAAAGAATCAGAGCACCCAAGAGCCTATGAAGTTGCCGCTGCATTAATTAAAAATCTATCCGACTTAAATAAAGATTTACTTGAAGTACAGAAAAGAAAAAAAGATTTAACAGGTGAATCACAAAATGCAAAAAACATAAATGTAGATAAGGCAATTTTTGTTGGCTCTACAACAGAACTAGTGAAATTTCTAAAGAATAAGGATAAGTATGCAACAATTGATTGAACAACTTAAAGTAATTTTAGGCACAAATTTTGGTTTGTATTTCAAATCACACACATTTCATTGGAACATTGAAGGTCCAAATTTCAATGACTATCATGTTTTTCTGGATGGATTCTACAATGCAGTTTGGGTAAACACAGATTTGATTGCTGAAAAGATTCGTATGTTAGGTTCTTATGCACCAACAACATTACCTAGAATGTTAGAGTTATCCGATGTACCAGATACAGAAACAATACCAAGCGCTCTTGCGATGATGACTCAATTGAAACAAGATAATGATAGATACATAGTACATCTTCGTGCAGGCATTGTTGCAGCTGACGAAGCAAATGAACCTGCTGTATCAAATTTTCTACAAGATATTTTAGATCAACATCAAAAACAAGCTTGGATGCTAAGAAGTATTACAAAATAAAATGTCAGATTTAGGTGGCGGTTATAATGGTAATGCGAGCTTAAAACGGTTAGGGGTAGAAATATCCTATACCAAAGAACAAATTGCAGAGATAGTAAGATGTTCTGAAGATCCAATTTACTTCATTAAAAATTATGTAAAGATTGTCAATGTGGATAAAGGTCTTATTCCATTTGACATGTGGCCATTTCAAGAAAATATGGTCAACACTTTTCATAATAATAGATTCTGTATTGCTAAGATGCCACGCCAAGTCGGAAAATGTTTGCAACTAAATACTCCTATACGGTTAAGAAACAAAAGAACCGGTGAAATTAT